GTGAAGATGATGAAGGAGGCTGCTGATAGAACGGCTACCTCTGCTGGTGATGGCACGACTACTGCCATAGTGTTGACAGAGGGGTTGGTGCTTGGATGGTTGGAGCATATTGGCACTGAGCAGTTAAATAATACTGAGGTACTGCGCAACATATCTGAGCTGAGTTCAAAAGTGATTGAGGGGTTGAAGAGAAAGGGCAAGAAGGTGACTAACTCAATGCTGCTTGACGTAGCGACTATCTCTGCGAACAATGACAGTCAAATAGGTCGGATCATTGCTGATGTGTACAAGGAGGTGGGGAAGAATGGCATAGTAACGGTGGAGCGAAGCCAGACTGCTGACACGTATGCTGAGACCACTAAGGGGCTCAAGATTGACAGGGGGTACACAAGCCCACTGTTCATCAACGACCAGAGTAGGGACGAGTGTGTGTTTGAGGACGTGCATGTGCTGGTGGCTGACATTGAGATAAGTAATGTGTTGCAGATTGAGAACGTGCTGAAGCCAATCATCCAGGAGGGGAAGAAGCTGCTGATCGTATCGCCATGCCACGTGAACGTGGTGAATACCTTGGCGGCAAACGTGATGAAGAGCAACCTAAAGATGTGCGTGGTTCAACCACCTAGCTTCGGGTACCGACAGCATGAGCTGATGCAGGACCTGGCGGTGAGTGTTGGGGCCACATACTTCAGTGAGAAGACCGGGGATGACCTGAGTCAAATCACTATTGCTGACCTAGGGCATGCAGCCAGAGTCGTGGTGGGCAAGGACAAGACCATCATTCTCAAGTCTGACTTCAAAATTGACGCAGTCAAGATTGAGGAGCGAGTGGCACAGCTATGGCAGGCGCATAAGATTGCTAAGAAGAAGGCTGACAAGGACCACCTGTTGGAGCGAATCGCCTCCCTAACGGGAGGGATAGGTGTCATATACGTAGGTGGGCAGACTGACCTGGAGCAGAAGGAGCTGTACGACCGTGTTGATGATGCGGTGTGTGCGGTACGATCCGCACTAGAGGAGGGCATACTACCAGGTGCAGGCAAGGCGTTGCTAGACGAGAGTGCATCACTCATACCTACTGACAGCTTCCACTATAGCCCTGAGCTGAGTGTGGCGATTAAGATCCTATCAAATGCGATGATGGCACCATTCCAGCAGATCCTAGCGAACGCTGGGCTCAAGCCTAGTGACGTGTACAAGGACAGTGTGCCTGTAGGGCACGGGTACAACCTGAAGACTGGGCAGATGGGTGACCTGATTAAGATGGGTGTGATTGACCCATTGAAGGTGACACGCAGTGCGTTGCAGAACGCTGTGAGTGTAGCGACAACTATCCTGAGTACTAACGCCATCATAACTATGGCACGATCATACGAGACCAAATAAGACATGGAGACAATACTAAACCCATTTGGGCACGGTCAGGTGACCAGAGTGATTGACGAGAACCGTAAGAGTTGGGTAGAATACCTAACCACCTCAAAAGTGTTTGATGAGAATGAGTACTACGTGCTGTTCGAGGATGGCCTGCTGGTGAAGAAGGGTCGGTCTAAGTTCAGTACAAGCCAGTACCTCAAGGGCGATCGGTTCAAAAAATTCATAGGGCACTATGAGACCGCTTAATAGCTGGGCGATTACTGTGGGTCTGGCGATAGTGTTCGCATTGCTAGTGATATGGTGGTACGAGAGTAGTAAAATAAATTAATATGGAGGCACCATTTGCGATTAAGGTAGGCGAGGTACTGGAGCAGATTGAGCGGATGCTCATTGAGAAGAACCGCAAGTACGGCAACTCAGCACTTGAGCCGCTGGGCGTGTTCAGTCAGTTGTCCGCAAAAGAAGGACTACTGATTAGAATCGATGACAAGCTTAAGCGAATCAAGAACGGCAGCCTTGAGAAGGACGATGAGGACGTGGTGAACGACCTGATTGGGTACCTAGTGCTGTTAAAAATTCATGCAAAAAACCCTGTGCCCGTTATTGATTTGAGGACTGACCCATTTTGGAATGGCGCAAAAGAAATAAATAAATATAATAGAGATTAAAATCTTTTACGCATTCTCTATAACGTAAAACATATTTTACAAATGACTGACATATCATTCATTGTGGTTTACATTATGGGTTAATGTAGTAGATATACTACCATAAGCTGCCAAATGTCGACAAAATGTAGACGGTTGTTACGGATTTATGTAAAAAAGTAACAAGCAATTCGGATAATTTCCGAATAACAACCTATAAGTTCACAGATTGGGAACTTTTATTAACCTTTAGAATAACTTTTTGCTTACACCTATCTGGTGAATATTCTGTAGGGGCTGGTATTGGTACTCAAACATGTACTTGTTGTCCAAGTATGCAACTGATGCAGCTGGTTGTAACAGAGAGTTGACTGATGCTCCTAGGTAAATACCCTTTGGCTTCTTGACTATGGTCTCTGTTTTCGTTTCCGTTATAGTATTCGTTACAACTGGTATTTTAAAATCGTTCGTAACGCTCATTTTAAGTACCTCTCCGAGTACTTCTCCGCTCACATGGGTGTTACCATACTCGAAAGGAGTTGTCGTACTGAACAAGCTTATAGTAGGCTTGTATTCTTTTATGATTGTATCCCTAAGAATGTGTGATTTTATCCACTTTTTTGGCACATAAACTGTGTCCTTGACCTCTAAGATCAAAGTGTCCGTTTTTGTCACGCTTTTAAACTTGTATACAGTCTCCTGTTCAGGTCTAGGGTATACAATAAAAGCTAATATCAGCCCTGCAATAAAAGCTAAAATTGCAATTCTGATTCGTTCATCGTCAAGTAGTTCTTTCATTATTGCTCTATAAATAAATTGTCTTCTTCAAGTATTCTTCTTAACTCCTGACGGCACCACTTATAAGTCTGATAGGTCTCATCAGATAATTCTTTGTACTTCATTTCAGAACGAAGTAACTGGTCAAAGTCCCAGATGGCGTCCTTATACTTATGGCCATTTATTGCAGCTTGAAAGTCTGTGTTATCTTCAGGCAAATCAAATTCTAGTATTGCTTTCATACGATTCCTCTATATTCAGCCTTTGCATCGAAGCAAGGGCATGCTTTGTTTTGGTTTGGGAAGTCACGATGTCCTTGAATTATCAAGCACTTGTTGTCACTCCATTCAAGAACTTCATCTATGCACTTGAGGATAGCTTCCTTCTGTGCATTTGTACGGTTATCTACCGGCTTTCCTTCCTTTGTGATACCTCCAATGTAGCTGATGTGTACTGATTCCTTGTTGAATCCTTTGACACCATTGGCAACACCATTGAAATCTAGAAGTCTATGCACGGTTCCATTAGGTTCAACTAGCAAATGGTACCCTGGAGACTTCCATCCTAGCTTATCTTTCCAATATCTTTGTATCGCAACCAAGGTTGCAGTAGGTTGAGTAGCTGTACAGTGAATAGCGATATACTTTATGGGTCGTTTCATAGTGGGAACTTGCAACTATCTACTAATAACTCGTAACTTCTAAAGTCTTTTTTGTGTGTGTCCTTGCCAGACAGCGTAAGTATCCTTCCACCTGTTGGTTTTATGGGAGCTCCTCGTTCAATATGCCAACCAAAGGCTCCATCTTGGTACTCTTCCTTGTAACTTCCGGTTATAGCTAGGTGAATCTGCTTGTGAACTATCTCATGTACATGCTTACCAGGATTAAACTGGATAGTATCACGTACATCGTTACGACTAGAGTTTTCATGTATGTGTCCCATGATGAATATGTCCATGTTCTCGTACATTTCTAGGGCTCTTGTCAAGTTAATAGCTCCCTTTGTAACTATTCCTCCCCCACCTGAGCCGTGGAAGTACTTTAAATTTTTTGACAGTATAGTGTTTGCGTGTATTTTATACTTAATCACTAACCATCCCCCGTATCCACCAGTATAAACCTCTGTCTTGTTGGTATAGTTTAGCAAGTCAACGAATCTTTGCAGAGGATCAGTCTCCAGATTCTTAATGATTGCAGTCTCGTGGTTACCATATCCAATAACTGTAAGCAGACTTGCGTATGGAGACCAATAATCTACTGCGTCTTCAATAACAGCATCTATATAATTTGACTTATTGTGCTCAGGCAGAATATCCTTCTTGTTTCTTCTTGGATCGTACTTCCCCTGCATTAAGCAGAAGAAATCACCATTGATTAAGATTGGGATATTATTTTTTTTGCAGTACTCTAGGTGATCTTTTAATTGATCTCTATCACACTTTGGGTTGTCCCAGTGGATGTCCGATAGTAAAGCTATTTTTGTCTCTGATTTTTCTAGATCAATGACGTGAACATTCCTGCTAACCTTTTTTAGATTCATCAGAAGCTTATTTGTTGTCCATAAAGTTACTATTATTTTTTATTTTTAAAATCCGTTTATTATATTGGCAACATAAAAATAATCTTATGTCACTAAACGAAAGAGATTATCGGAACTTCATAGATGGACTTCTGATAGGGGTTGTATTCGGGGTAGTTGTTTCCAGTATTTTGTTTCTGGTCTTCAGGTAACTATATTTGTAGTATGAAGGCAATCGGAAAAAATATTGTAATCAAATCTATTGACGAGGAAGTTAAGACTTCTTCAGGATTAGTCCTATCTGGTGAGGACACGAACCAATTACGTTACAAGCGTGGAGTAGTAATCAACTCAGGCACAGATGTTTACAACATTAAAGCTGGAGATGAGGTGTACTATGACAAGGCGAATAGCTACATGATGATTATCAATGATGATCACTGCGTAATTATTCAGGAACGTGACGTAGTTCTTGTCCTGTGAGTCTATTCTCCTTTAGTTCCTGATTCATAGTAATGATCATGTTCCTGTAGACTTTGTCTGAGAACCTTACGTTCTTCTTGAACATGGGGTTGTTGCACATTGTCTCAGGAATCTCTTCTCCCTCTAACTTTTTGTAGATTGAGTTAACCATTCTCTTTGCCTTATAGGATAGGCAGTACAACGCCTTAGATCTCATGGCAGGTCTGCCCTTTTGTTTGCTGGCAAATAGCTCAATCCATCCTTCTTTTATTAATCTGTAGAACCTCTCCTTATCCCAGGCAAATATCTTTTCGTATTGCTTGAATGTAGTTACGTTGAAGTAGCGTTCTGAGTACAGATACAGCAGCATGTCTAGATCTGCTTGGCTGAGATTGTGCCTTACCTTGAAGTATTCACGGATTACTTTCCAGAATTTCAGGTAGTCTCTTTTATTTGATTTCATTTTTATTATTACATTTGTAAACAAAGGTACCACATTTAAACAACAAGAATATGCAACCTTGCACTCAAAAAGTTAAATCCGCAACCTCTTACAAACCAAAGAAAAAATGAAAGGAGATCAAATGATGGCTATGGGTATGCCCAAGGCCGCTGTCCTATCTGGACCGAAGAAAGCAATGGCTAAGAAAGCTAAGGCTGTAGTTAAGAAGGCCGTTAAAAAAGCTGTCGCTAAGAAGAAGTATTAATGGCTGAGAAGTCTATAATGAAATGTAACCGTGTCGTTGCTTCTGACAGACCCGGCAAGAAGAGAATGGTAAAGGCTTGTTCTAATGGACAAGAGAAGCTAATTCACTTTGGTGCCGAGGGGTATGGTCATAACTATTCAGCAGCGGCACGGTCTTCATTTAAGGCTCGTCACAAATGTGACAGTGCTACAGATAAATTGTCTGCTAGGTACTGGGCATGTAAGAACTTATGGGCAGGTCCTGGAGGATCTACCAAATCATCACCTAAGAGCAAAAGAGGGAAGTACTAATGAGTCAGTCTTGGAAAAGTAAAGGTCACTATTTGAAGGATGGCACTGAATGGAAAGGCCATCAGCATGCATCTGGTAATAAGATTATGACTGGTAAAAGCCATACTGCTTCCAGCAAGGATTTATATCACTTCATGGAGTTGAGTTCTCAAGCCAAGAAGAAAGTATTGTCAAAGAAATGAAAGACTTTTGCTACAAAAAAATAAAGGCATCGTATGATGTGTTCCCTTCTGCTAGGGCATCCCAGGCTATTGCTAAGTGTCGTAAGGCATCAGGCAATGTTATTAAGTCTGAGAAGGGCTATAGTCTAAAAAGATGGGAGAAGGAGAAGTGGCAGGATACCAAGAGTGGTAAAGCCTGTGGTGCAGGTGGACGTAATGAGTACTGCCGACCAACATTAAGAGTATCAGCAGAGACACCAAAGACTAAGAGTGAAATAAGACCATCAAAACTTTCCGCTAAAAAATTAGAGAAGGCTAGAGTTGGTATGGGTAAAAGAATTTCCAAAGTTTAACTATATTTGTTCATCATTAAAAATCAAATCAAATGGCACAGAAAGTATTAAAGACAAACGCTGAATTGCTAGAGCTAGTTAGAGCGTTGAACGTAACACCTACTGAGAAAGGTAGTAAGGCAGAGGCTAAGCTCAAGAAGATTGTAGACAAGATTAAGCCTCTATTTGAGCAGTACAATGAGAAGAGGGAAGACATTCGTCTTGACCATGCTCATACTGAAGCGAATGGTGTACTAGAGTTGAATGAGAAGGGTGAATACAAGTTTACCAAGGAAGGAATCAAGGCTATGTCCAAGGATATGAAGGCATTACTTGATGAATCGTTTGAGTTCTATCAGTTTACTTTCTCAAGTGAGGGTATTGAGGACTTTAAGTTCTTAGCAGGATGGGTTGAAAGTATTGAGGCCGAGCAATCTGCTGAAGAAGTTGAATAAATTATTCATCTAAATCATAAAGAGCGGCATCAGTCTTAATTGGTTGGTGCCATTCTTTCTTATAAAGACTATGAAAAGCAAAGGACTAGGAGATACTATTGAAAAAGTAACTACGGCTACTGGAATCAAGAAGGTAGTTGAAACTGTTGCTAAGGCCGCAGGAAAAGATTGTGGCTGTGGAAAAAGAAAAGATGCACTTAACCGTGCTTTCCCATATAACGAAGATTAATTAATAAGATCATGGCATATCAAAAATTACAAGCATCAAGAGCAGCAGCAGTAACGAAGAGCGATACTGTTGACATTCCAAGTGTATCTACTGAGAATGGATCAGGAAATAATGGCTGCGTATTATACGTAGGTACCGGAGGAATCCTTAGAGTATTAACAGCAGGTGGAGATGACATTACATTTCAAAATGTACCAAATGGAAGCTTTATCCCTGTACAAGTAGTTAGAGTATTTGCATCTACTACAACAGCCCTAAACATTGTAGCACTATGGTAATCGGAATTATTATCAGCATCTAACATGGCAAAGGCAATAGTAAGTAGCATCTACAGGAAGAAGCATAAGAAGAAGGGCTTAGCTGCTAAGAATTCTACTAGCAGCAATAAGGGCAGTAAGCTTTATAAAAAATCTTACAAGGGACAGGGGAGATGAAGTACATACAATATCTCTTCGCCTCTCTACTTTTATTGTTTGTCCCGATATATGGGCTACTTGTTGCCGTTGCTATGGCTATTATCCTTGACACTTTTACAGGAATATTTAAGTCTATAAAACTTCATGGTTTGAAAAGTATTAGAAGCAGAAGGCTATCTACTATAGTTAGTAAGATGCTTCTCTACGAGGTTACAGTCCTTTTGCTTTTCCTTATGGACAAGTATCTTTTAAATGAGTTTGTGATTTTATGGTTTGGAATTGAGTTCATGTTTACCAAAATGTGCGCTATAGTTCTTATATTTATAGAACTAGTATCGGTTAAGGAAAACATAGAAGAGGCTTATAGTATCGATATTTGGAAAATGCTCAAGCGTTTATTGAGCAGAGCCAGGGAGTTTAAGTCCGATATTGATGGCATAAAATAAAAATAATGGCAAAGATAAGTACATACCCAATACTGTCAAACCCTACAACCAATGACATCTTAATTGGAACTGATGTAGAGGACTTGAACATCACCAAGAACTTCTCGATAGGTTCTATCATTGGGATAATTGGGAATCAGTTTGTGCCATACGTTGGTGCAACTGGGAATGTAAACTTAGGTGCTTTCAATATTACTGCCTCCTCATTCATTGTTGCAGGAGGAACTGCTAATCAATTTTTAAAGGCTGATGGTACGCTTGACTCTACAGTATATGTCCCTTCTACCAGAACACTTACGATCAATTCTGTAACATTTGATTTAAGTGCTAACAGATCTTGGGATTTAAACACAATAAATTCTTTAACAACCACTGGTACAAGCGGTCCTGCCACCTATATTGGCAAGACTCTTAATATCCCACAGTACCAGGCTCAGGGCAACTACATCACTCAGCTTAGTGGTGAGGCTACTGCTATGGGTCCGGGTAACGCTACAGTTACATTAAGTAATCTAGCTGTAATCAGTAAGATACTAACAGGTTTGAATATTACTGGTGGTACTATTGTCGATACAGACAGCATCCTTACAGCATTTGGCAAGGTACAGAACCAGCTAAATGGATTAACTGGTGGGGTTACTTACCAAGGAACGTGGAATGCTGCTACTAACACACCAACTTTAACGAGTTCAGTAGGTACAAAGGGATACTACTACGTAGTAAATGTTGCAGGTAGTACCAACCTAAATGGTATTACTGACTGGAAGCTTGGTGATTGGGCCATCTTTAATGGGTCAACTTGGGAGAAGGTAGACAATACCGATGCTGTCGTTAGCGTTA